GCGAGCCCTTCAGTGACCCACGCGAACCCGTTCACGATCCACTTCAGCGCCGGTTGCAGCGCCTCATTCCACAGCCACTTGCCGGCCTTCCCGATCGCCGTAAACGCCGTGTCAACCACCTTGCGGAACGTCTCCGACTCGCGATAGGCATAGATCAGGCCAGCGACCAGCAGCCCCACGGCAGCAGCCACCAGGACGAACGGGTTAAGCGCCATGACGGCGTTCACGGCAGCGAACGCCACGGCCACAATCCCCAGACCAGCGGCCAGCGGAATCAGTACGTCCGAGTTCTTGCCCATCCAGTCCACGACCTTCACGGCCACGTCGATCAGCTTCGTGAGGGCGGGCACGAGCTTCTCGCCCACCGACTCCTGCACGTCGCCGAACTTGGTCTTGAGGATGCCCAGCTTGCCGTCGAGCGTCCCTGCTTCCTTCTCGGCGAACCCGCCAACCGTCTTCTTCAGACCGCCCACGACCTGATCGAAGTTCTTGCCGGTATCCCCGGTGTCCTTGAACTTGATCCCAAGCTCTTTCATGGCCTTCGCGTTGCCGCCCAGCGCCTTGCCGAGCACCTTCCCAGCCTCAGGAAGGTCCTTGCCGGTGCGCTTGGCGTAGTCGACCATCAGCGGCGTCAGTTCGGAGATCTGGGAGCCGGTCAGCTTGTAGCGGGCAAGGACCGACTGAGACGACGCGATGTCGTCGGCGTCCGCGCCGGTCTTGTCTTGGATGGCTTGGTTCAGCTCGCGCATCTTCGAGATCGACACGTCCTGAACGGCGGGGAAGCGCGAATAGGCGTCCTCAAGCTCGCGCTGGGACTTGTCGGCGTCACGGAACGCGGCCACCGACTGGGCGCCGAACGTGACCGCAGCAGCACCAGCCACCAGCAGTCCGGTCTTCATGGCGCCCGACAGCTTGCCGCTCGACTTGTCGGCCTCGTCGCCCACACCCTTCAGCGCCTTAGACGCGGACTTGTCGACGCCCAGCAGGATCAGCTTCAGTGTGGTGTCAGCCATTGCGTGCCGCCTCTCGTTGAGCGTCGCGCCATGCGTCGACCATTGCCGCATACCCCAGCCACAGCGACCAGGGGAGGTCCCACACGTTCCAAGGGCTAATGCTCGGGATCAGGTGCGTCAGGTCGAGGATTCGGCCCTCAACCTCGTCCCGAATGTTGACCAAGCCAACTGCACGAGTGCGCGGGGCGGGTGCTACTCGCCCCGAACGGAACCCTTCGGGGAGCCCTTCGGGGCCTTCGCTTTTCCCGGCGTGTGATCCTGCGGTTCAGGGATGAACGCGATCTTGCGCGGCGAAATGTTGACCGACTCCATCAGCCCGACCTTTTCGCCGGACGATGCGCGGGCGGCCCAGATCAGAAGCGCCGTGTAAAAGTAGATCTCCGGGTGATGTTTCCGGTCAGCCTCGGACAACGACTGAAACTCGGTGAACAGCCCTTGAACGTCCTCCCACGTCTTACAGCGGGTCATCAATTGCCCGTCGTAGATCGTGAGTTCGCGCTGCAACGTCATGATGTCGGCCAGCGTCAAATCCTCAATGGACGCGGCCGGGTAGTGCTTGTCACCAATAACGACGATCACGGCAGGTTCAACTCCTTCATGGCGTCGGTCAGGATCAGGTCCAACTTGGCGCGGGCGTCCGGGGGCAGATCCTGGAACGCGTCGGAGTAGGTGCCCTCAGGGACGGACTGGGCAACCCACTTCTTTGCGTTGCCGTACACGGGGTGCCGCAGCACGCCCGCATCCAGCCCCTTGTAGTTCGCGCCCTTCTTGAGGTTGATCGAGGCGCCCTTCGCCAGAATCGCCACGGCAGGCTTGCCCGACGCGAGCCGAGCAGCGAGCCCGCCACGCGACGGCATGGACGCCGAACCCTCAGCCACGACGTGCTGCCCGATCGGGGCGGCAACCTCACGGATGCGCTTGCGGATCGCCCGCGCCACGGCCTTGTCGGCCTGCTTCAAGGCCGCGGCGAACCGGGCATAATCCTCAGCCGAGATCGACGGCTGGGACACGTCAGAGGGCGGCGTCAGCCGTGCGAACCGCCACGGTCAGGCCCGAGGTCAGACCTTCGAACGCGAGGTCGTGGCTGATGCGCTCGGACCCGTTGGCGGTCGGAAGGTTCCCGTTCAGGCGAGCCTCGGGGACGATGACCTGCAACACGTCGGTGCCGTTCGTCAACGTGACGACCAGGACAAGCGAGGTGTCGGCGATGATGGCGTCCCGCAGGGTGTTGCCGTCGTACTCAACGTTGACAGTACCGGTGATGGCGCGGAGTCCGGGCTTGCGTGCCGTTGGGAGCCCGCCAACCTGCGGCCCATCCTTCAGCGCGTTGTCGACCGAGAGGCTGAAGTTCTTCACGGTCGCCAGCGCCGAACCCGTGGCCGAACCCATGACCGTGGTCGTCGGCGCAGTCAGGGTGCCGCCCACGTAGAACGCGGCGTGCGCGAAGGTGAACAGCGACGAGCTGGCGGGGTAGGAGGCGGCGGCCACCGAACCGGCAGTCGACAGCGACTTGCCGACCCAGTTCAGGGTCATGTTGACGATGTTGCCCTCGGGGCAGTTCAGCGTCCACGAACCGATCTGGCAGCCCGCATACGTGTACGGGGAGACCGCAGAACCGTCCCAGACGCCGTACTGGACCGTGTAGGAGGGCATCACATCGGCGAACGAGAACACCTGCTGGTACAGGCCCGCGCTGACGAGGGTCGACGTGGACGCCCCCATGCAGCCCTCCCACAGGACACCCAGCCCCTTGGAGGGGACTTCGAGGTCCAGCGAGCCGGCGGCGGAACGGTAGGGGATGGTGCGACGGTCAGACTGGGCGACACGCGCGCCCGGCTTCAAGCCGACACCCTGCACGACCGACTTGCCGTCCGAGTGGGCGGAGCCGGTGAACATGTAGAAGCGGTCCGGCACGACGGCGGTGCCGTAGGTAACTTCCTTCTTCAGGCCCACCTGGTTGTCGAGGAACGTGGTCACTTGGTGGCCTCCTTGGCCTCAGGTGCCACGACGGGCACGAAGTTGGCGGGCTGGGCGATGAGCGCCGCGCCCTGCTCGTCGGACACCTCGAACACGTCGCCCGCGAGGACGATGCGCCCGAGCACTTCCACATCGCCCAGCGGCGACACATTGCGAACCTTCACGGGGACTCCTTGGGTCAGATGCGGGCTTCGTAGGTGATGGAGCACTGGATTTCGGCCACGGTCGAGCCGTAGTCGGCGAGCCGGTGCGGGGTGTAGCTCCACGCCGCCACAGACGCCTTCCAGACGCTCGCCACGTTGAGGGTGATGGATTGCCGCAGTAGCGTCTCCACGGCCGCGAGGATGGCGAACGCGGCGTCCCGTGCGCCCTTCACGTCGTCGTCGTCGTGGGCGCACCAGATGACGGCGTGAACCTCGCCCGACTCGTCACGGGTCAGGCGTTGCGCGTGCGGATAGACCTGCGTCCCAGACGCGCCGATCGTGCGGGATGCCTCAGCGTCATCGACGCCGATCAGCAACCAGTCGCCCGAGTTCAACGACACGGGCCAACAGTCGGCCACCGTCACATCGGGCAGGGCAGCGGTTGAAGCAGCCAGCAACGCGTCGATGAACGCGGGCAGAGCAGAGGTGCTCACGCGAACCCCAACGGGGCCAGTAGATGATCCTTCATCAGCTCGGCGGCCTGATTCGACACGAGGAAGCCAGCCGGGACAGGTTGCTGGCCGGGCATGGTGAGACGCGACTTCCAGTGCTGGGCGGCGATGTTCAACGCCGCAGCCCTCGCCCACCACGGGGCAGTAGCCCAGCCTGCGACGTACGCGACATCAAGCGGGCCCGACGGCATACGGCCACCATCGGCGCGGGCCAACAGTTGCGAACCGTCTACCCGGTAATCAGCCAACGTCAGCACCGACCCCGCAAGCGTGGCGGCGCTCGTCAACGATTCGGCGCGGAACTTGAGCACAGCGGCGTAGGTGCCAACGTCGATGCGCTCCGTGATGTCGGTGGCGACCACAGGCCCGCACAACTCCTCCACCTTGCCGACGCCCACCTCGAGCGACAGTTGCAGCGAGGCATCCTCGGCCCCCGTCGCCTTCGTGTTGTTCACGTAGCCGCGCAGATCGTCCACGGTCAGCCAGGCGGTCATGTGGTCCGCCTGCGGGTCTGCCTCTTGGGCGCGGTGGGCATGGTTGCGACCTCAATCTCAACCGGGACAGGTTCAGCCATCCGGGCATTCAGGAGATCCACGGCCTCGGCGTCGGGGAGTTCGACGGTCTCGCCCATCGGCGGCCACTCGATCCCGTTGCGGGTGCCCGAGATGTTCACGCGCATGATGACCTTCATGGGTCGCTCCCTCTGTTGGGTTGGGAAGGGGCGCGGTCTTCCGAAGATGACCGCGCCCCCAGTTGCCTTGGCTCAGGCAGCGTTGCCGACGAAGACCTTGATGGCCCCCGTCTGGTCAGCCAGGATGCCGTCGCCACGCAGGACCGCCTTGAAGGTGATCTGATCCGTGTTGAACGCGAAGTCGGTGGACCGCTCGAAGCGGATGCCGCCCGCGATGCGCACGAAGTACGCGGAGAAGTCGCCGAAGATGATCGACTTGGCGGAGAGCGCCACGGCTGCCACGTTGGGATCGGAGACGACCGGCTTCCCGAGGATCGTGTCGGGAGCGCCCTGAAGGCCGGGTGCCCACAGGTACGCGCCCGTGGAGGCCTCCTTCAGCTTGCGGACGGCGGCGATCGTCGCGTCCCTCATCATCCACGCGGCGGACTTCGAGCTGCGGTAGCCCGAGTTCACCGAGTAGAACAGGTCGATCAGGTTGTCTGCGGTGAACGCACCCGCGACGCTGGCCGCGCCAGTGACGCCGGTCGTGGCGGTCTGGACGATGCCCGACGGCTTGCTGGACGCGTTGCCGACCACGAGGTCGGTGCCGAAGCCGTTGCCGAGCCCACGGCCGCACTGACGGGCAAGGAAGCCCTCCAGGTCGACGCCCGTGTCCTCGATCAGCTCGCGGGGAGCCTGCACGATGATGCCGTACTTGTACGCCCCGAGGGAACGCTTGGCGAACGCCGGGTCGGACTCGGTGAGGGCCACGTTCTCAGCGGTCAGCGTCGCCGTGCTGTAGCTCGTGGTCACCGGGATCTCGATGGTCTCACCGCTGGCCGTCTCAAGGACGGTCGGGTTCGCGGACATGACGCCCGAGGTCTCGATGATGTGCTCCATGAGCTGGCCGTAGAACGAGGTCGGGACGGTCGCGCCGCCCGAGCTCGCGGTGCCCTTGGTCAGGTCGCGGAACTTGACGTCCCGGTTCAGGGTGACTGCGGCCTTCTCGCCACGCAGGAACGAGCGAACCTCGTCCATGGCGGGAGACTCGGAGCCACGCGACTGCGGGCCGGACATGACATCGGCCATGGCGGCGTCGGCGTCGGCCTTGCGGGCCTCGAAGGCGCGGATCTGCTCGATGCGCGCACCGAGGCTGTCGAGGTCGGAGTTCATGCGGTCGAAGCTCTGGGCCTCTTCGGCGCTCAGGTCGCGCTTCTCGGCGTCGGCTCCGTCAAGCAGGATCTTGGCCTGCTCATGGATGTTCTTCCTCTGCTCCTGCAGAGTGTTGATCAGCCCGTGGGACATGATGTCCTCGCTTTCTATTGGGTCGGGCGAATGGGGGAGTTTCGAGGTGGGTTTCGCCCGGCCTCAGAAGCGCTGCGAGAGCG